GTCAGCTGAAGGCCTGTGATTTTATGATCCGTGAGTTTCTTAAAGAAATCGACAAAATCCGCGGTCTAGAGTCTGCTTGGGCTGATAAGGCTGGCCAATCTATCAAAGCTTGGGCAAAAGAGCTCAACGGCACTTTCTGTACCTACTTTCGCAGTATTGAGAAGATCCTCACCTCTAACCTGAAGCCTCAGTTCATATACGCTAACGGTTTGAGTGAACGAGAATTAGAGGCAAGGATAGCTGAAGTTCAACAAGCTATCGGTGCTTTTGAGACCATTGACGCGGATATGCCAGAATATGACAATACGCAAAATCTTGAAACCCAGGCTGTCGAGAAGGTTATCTTCACGGCTGTGATGAAGAATGAGAGCTTGGAACTCTATTATCTTTGTCGTCAAGCAATCCGTGTTATCTCTGAACTTTTTTCTTACACGAATGAGCAGGTGAAGACTTCTGGTGAGCCCGCCACTCTACTTGCTAACACTATCTTACTGATGGTTGCTTGTTTCCTAATCATAGGTCCAACCAACTTACTCGCTGGCGTCTTCAAAGGAGATGATTCACATTGCATGGTTATCGTAACAATGGATCGTTTCAATCTTGACCTCCGGTTGTATGGTCAGCTGTTCCCGTTTGCGCCAAAGCAAGCCTTCACGCCGGTCTCTGAGTTCTGCTCAAACCTGTTCTGCAATGGGAAGATGTTTTACAATTATCAGACGTTGGCACGGAAAGTGCTTCAGAAGAGTTTCACTGAGAAGAATTTCGAAGAATATAAGCAGGCAGTCGCAGATAAACTCGCTCCTTTCAGAAAATACCCAGCAGAAGTGATAGCTGGAATGTCAGCATTCACAGAGCTTAAGCCAGAGACGATTCGTATCGGAATCGAGACCCTCGCAGCTTTCACTCGCACTGAGTGGAAAGATGTTCGGGTTTGGCTTACTATTTTCTAATGTTGATATGATTGTTTACTTTGTATATAGATTACTCACTTGTAACATACTAACTACTTACCTGATTACTATCAATTGAGTGTATTATGACTGACCCAAAACTGAATCCCATCAATGCCTATCTTGAATACTGCCAGAAATCCGGAGCGTCTACTGTCCCACAGATTACCTTTAAATCAGACGGACCTGCCCATTCCCCTGTCTACCTTGCCGAGCTTACCTGCGAACATAAAAGGTTGGGCCGTGTTAATGTTTCTACCACGGCCGGATCCAAATCAGAGTGCAGAGCAGCTGCATTCAAGGTCCTCTGCCAGAGAGTGGGTTTATTACCCAGCGTACCCGTGCGCGAATGTACCAAAGGAGACGACTGTGCTGGACTGCCCAATATGCTCGGGGTTGCTTCATTGATGCTACCTGCCCAAGACACTCTAGATTTTGATGATTTCCTTAATCTCAAATCTTCGGAGCGTCCTTCCGACTTCTTCTTTTGGCAATGCTGCAAGTGCAATGTAATTAACAAGTACATTTTCTCTGACGCTCTTCACAGCACCACTGAATGTACGACATGTGGAGTTGATGCAGG